GGCGGCAAAACCATGGGCTGGAAAACCTCACGCTACAGGCGGAAGAATTGGAAAAGCTGTAGGCGGAAGTATGGATCCGAAACATCATAAACCAAAACCAAAGTGGCCTCCTAGAGACTGGCCGAAATATAAACCTCGTCAATGGCCGCAACAAAAACCACCTCAGCTTAGAAAAAGTCAAAAAGAGAGAAGAGAAGAATTGAGAAAAAAAGCTCGAAAATCTGGTGGTCATTCAAAGATTGTTTTTCATGATGAGTGGAAGAAGATTGATCCAGGTTTACAAAAAGGTTTATTCAAAAAAGAAGGCGGAAGAATAGGATTTAGAAAAGGTGGTACTGACAAGAAATGGATGCAAAAAGTCAGTGCTTCAATTAAAAAAAGAGGAACTAAAGGAAAATGTACACCTATTACTAAACCAGGATGTACAGGACGAGCTAAAGCTTTAGCTAAAACATTCAAGAAAATGGCTGCTAAAAGAAAAGCCTAATGGCAAAAATTAAATCAAGAATTACAAGTAAACCCCCTAAAATGGTAAAAGCTCCCTATATTGGAAGCTACGTTGAAGGGCAAGCTACAATGGGAAAGGTATATAATCCTTCCTTAAGAAAGTTTTATGGTTGGGATAATATAAAACCAGAATGGACCTCGAAAGTTTAGTTTATAAACTGCGTCGTGGTTTAGAACGACGTATTCAATCGTTAGCTATCTCTGTTACATCAGGAGGGGTTGACAACATGGAAACCTACAAGTATATAATAGGTCAGATCAATGCACTGGAAGCAGTGAAACAGGAAATCTCTAGCCTGCTTGATGAAAAGGAGCAACGTGACGGAACCATTATCGACATTAAAAAACCAGGAAACTCTAAAGAAGTTCCCAAAGGAAGTCCCAAAGCATAAGAACGCTCTCGAAGAAAAATACAAGTCAGAACCTGTAAAAGAGATTACCAAAGAAACGACTAAATTACCTCAACCAACCGGTTGGAGAATTTTAGTGCTGCCTTTTAGAATGAAGGAAAAAACTAAAGGTGGAATTGTTTTAGGAAGCGAAACCCTTGAACGTCAACAAGTGGCGTCTCAGTGTGGAAACGTATTAGCAATGGGAGGAAGTTGCTATAGCGATAAAGATCGTTATCCTGAAGGTCCGTGGTGCAAGGTCGGTGATTGGGTAGTTTTTGCCCGTTATGCTGGCTCACGGATTGAAATTGAAGGTGGAGAAGTACGGTTGCTCAATGAAGATGAAATATTGGCAACAGTCAAGGATCCAACGGATATCTTGCATAAATATTAACCATAGGAGGAAACTATGCCAGAAGAAAATAAGATCAAGAAGGAGCCACAGGTAGACCTCGATACATCCGGACCGGAGTACGATGTGACATTACCTGAGGAGAAAAAAGAAGACGTAATCGAGAAGGAAGAAACGGTTAAAGAAGTAATCAAGGACCAAGAACCAGAAGAAGTTAAAGAAGAACCAACAGAAGAACCCAAACAAGAAACCAAAGAAGAGGATACTAAACTTGAGGATTACAGTAAGGGCGTGCAATCTAGAATTGCCAAACTTACTCGTAAAATGCGGGAAGCGGAAAGACAACGAGACTCTGCAACCGAATACGCTCAAGCGTTAGAGACTCAAAGACAAACTGATCAGAAAAAATTTTTAAAAATAGACACTGATTACTGGAAACGATTCGAGACGAATATCAAAACCGGCATGGAAGCGGCGCAACGAGAATTGGCCACTGCCATTGAATCCGGGGATGCAAAAGCTCAAGTCGAAGCTAACAAACGGATTGCGACATTAGCATTTGATAATGCTAAATTGGAGCAAGCCAAAGAACGTAAAGAAGACGTCAAATTATCTGACGGTGGTAAATTACCAAGACAAACTCCACAATATCTACCTGAACAACCTGCGGATCCTCAAGCGGAAACCTGGGCTGGAAAAAATAATGGTTCGGTCAAAACCGAGCGATGACTTTTACAGCCTTTGAAATTCACAAGGATCTGGTTGAAAGGGAAGGATATGACCCTAAATCAAATGAGTACTATACGGAGATCGACAAACGTATAAGAGTTGACTTTCCTAATAAATTTGATAAAGATAGGGGTATAGAAACGTCCAAGCCCGTTCAGTCGGTCGCTTCTGCTCAAAGAAGTGTAAAACAAGGACGCCAAACTGTGAGACTCACATCTTCACAAGTCGCTATTGCGAAAAAATTAGGTGTGCCACTCGAAGAATATGCGAAACAATTAAAACTCACGAAGGAGGCATAAGCATATGAAAAAAGAACAAGATAAAACTTCTCGTGCGAGCTCAACACGGTCAAAGACTGAAAGACCAAAAGTGTGGACTCCCCCATCATCTTTAGATGCTCCGCCTGCGCCTGATGGATTCAGGCATAGATGGATAAGAGCAGAGAGTTTAGGGTTTTCGGACACTAAAAATGTCTCAGCTCGTTTGAGAGAAGGATTTGAATTGGTGAGAGCCGATGAATATCCAGATTCTCAATATCCCGTAATTACCGATGGTAAATACGCAGGTGTCATTGGAGTTGGTGGCCTTTTGCTGGCAAGGATATCGGAAGAGATTGCGAAGCAACGTGCAGCCTATATAGAGAGTTTAGCTAAAGGGCAAGACGAAGCTGTAGAACACGATCTCATGAAGGAACAGCATAAGAGTATGCCGATCAATGTTGATCGACAATCTCGCGTAACCTTCGGTGGTACAAAGAAAAGTTAATTTTCTCGGGATAACAACCAATTCCCTATCACTGAATAATTTAACCGTTTACAGGTAAAACTGTAAACATATAGGAGTAATACTATGGCAAATCGTAATAGTGCTGGGTTTGGATTAATTCCTCAAGGAACGTTAGGGTCAAACTATACGAACCAAGGACAATCTAAATACTACATAGAAGCTACGTATACTGTAAAAATGTTTCAAGGAACATCCGTAAGGAATGTTTTAGGATACATAACTACAGCACAAGCGGCTATAACAGCAACTACATGCGGTGTGTTGAACGGTATATTCTACAATGCGGCTACAACTTTGAAGCCGACTTGGCAGAATCACTACGTCGCTAGTACCACTCCAGCAAATAGCGAAAATACAACAGCTTTTGTGATAGACAATCCGTTTCAACTTTACAACGTTTCAGCGGATGCAGCACTTACTCAAGCCCAAATCTTTACAACAATGGGTTTAACAGTAACTGCTAATGGGTCCACTACAAGTGGACAGTCTAGCTCAGAACTGACTGTAGGAACTGTACACGTCACAAATAATCAATGGCGTGTTATGAGATCGGCTGAGGACCCTGAAAACAAAGACATTACTACTGGTAATGCAACTTTTGTTGTTGTTCAGAACCTTAACCAGATCATAAACAGTTCAACTGCTGCATCATAATAGGAGCATATAATGGCAATATCACGAGCACAGCTAGTTAAAGAACTAGAACCTGGCCTAAATGCACTATTTGGGCTGGAATATAAACGGTATGACAATCAACATGCTGAAATTTACGTAACTGAATCAAGTGACAGGGCTTTTGAAGAAGAAGTCATGTTATCTGGATTCGCGAACGCCGACGTTAAAGCAGAAGGTCAAGGCATCTCATATGATGATGCTGAAGAAACCTACACTGCAAGGTATACAATGGAAACTATTGCTTTAGCATTTGCAATAACAGAAGAAGCTATCGAAGATAATCTCTACGACAGACTTGCTTCTCGTTATACAAAAGCTTTGGCTAGATCCATGTCCAATGCGAAAGAAGTTAAAGCAGCCAATCCATTGATTAATGGCTTGCCTCAAACGGCAACGTTCAAATCAGGGGATGCGGTTGGTTTGTTCTCTACTGCACACACAACTGTAAGTGGAACAAAAGTTAAAAACACTTTAACAACTCAAGCAGACTTAAACGAAACTTCATTGGAGCAAGCACTGATTGACATTGCTGCTCTAACTGATGAACGAGGTTTAAGAATAGCAGCTAAAGGGGTCAAGATGATTGTCCCTTCTGGCAATCAGTTCAATGCTGAGAGAATTTTAAAATCTCAAGGTAGAACTGGTACTGCTGATAATGATCTCAATGCTATCTTCTCAATGGGAATGGTTCCTCAAGGATATCGAGTGAACAATTTCTTAACTGATGCTGATAGTTGGTATCTTATCACGGACGTACCTAACGGTATGAAAATGTTCCAAAGAACACCATTGACAACTGCAATGGAAGGGGACTTTGATACTGGTAACGTTAGATACAAAGCTAGAGAAAGATACGTTTTTGGCGTATCCGACTATAGAGGTATCTTTGGCGTACAAGGAGCGTAATCAATAAATTAGAAATGAGGCGGCCTTAAAACTGCCTCATTTCGACTATAAAGACAGAAATTCATTATGAAAAACTTCAGAATTCAAATTCGATACTACGGTTATTATGCGAACTTTAAGGTTACGTGTGAAGACACCCCTCAAGGTATCGAGAATTCTATCCTTGACAAGCTGGGAAAAAATGAGGTAAAGTTCGAGAAAAATGGATTTACCGTTAAAACTGGTAAATGGATAACCTATGAGGAGGTTACAGATGACCGAAGACCTATACAATACAAAGAGGTCCTTGGAGCTAGAGTGGCAACAGGAGCACTTGAAGGACGGGAAGCATAATATCCGGATGATTGAAATTAATAGAAAAATCCAGGATATTATTAAAGAGATCATTGCCAAAGAGTTTGAAGAACAAACGCTTCAGACCAAAGTAAATCAGGCCAAGGCCGAAGTTTCGATAGCCACTTAAGCGTTATCAAAAATCAACTTTTTACTACAGGATACCTTGCGCTGGATGCAAATCTGCGTTATAAATTAATTACTATACAATTATTAATTAGATCTAGACGCGTATAGTCGACGGCCTAGAGACTAGATCTTATAAATTAGGAGGATTATAATTATGGCAATAACTACCTTTTC